CTTATAGATTACGAATATAGTATAAATTCTATTTACTGATCAGGCAATACCACCCCGTCCTGTCCTAATTCTACCAGCGCTTGCTGGTCCTTTCTGATCTGGTGTTCGTCTAATCCAAGCGGAATGCCTGCCTCTTGCTGGGTCTTGTATGCCTTAATCAGAGTTTCATACGTTTTGATCGTCTCAGCCTGTGCCTGCATTCGCGTCTTCAGAGTCTCAGCGTCTTGCTTCTCGATATCGCTGATCAGCTTCTCCGACTGAATGTTAATGTTGTCAGTGATGGCAGTCTGCTGTGGGTCAGGTTGTTGCGGCTGGTTCAATCCCAACTCTTCCGCTTCCTCTTCGGTCGGATCGACGATTCCTTGTTTGATCATCAGGCGGCGCACACGCTTGGTAAGTTCGTCGTTCTCCAATACGTTCAGGTTCTTAGCGATAAGATCGATGGCCACCTGCCCGAATATGGGATTGCCATTGGCCAGCTCGATCAGTTGTGATGCTGACTCTTGGCGCTGGGTGTTGAACGCTGGGCCCGTATCCACATCAACCGCATACTTTCCTGCGGTCAGGTCATTAACAATAACCTGCTCTCCGGTCTGCTGGTCAATGATCGCCTGATTGAAGTCATCTAGCGCCTCCTGATTAATCTGCACCTCTTCACTGGTTCCGTCGATATTCATAACACGAACAATTCGGGGCGTGTCATAAATCTTCGGGATCAGGTCAACAAGTATCTCACCTGTGTATTCCTTCGACTTATCTAGGTTATCACTGAATATAAATGATCCGCGCTCACCCTTCTGAGCCTGAGATATTACTGACTTCTCGCTAAGCAACTGAGGGGCATCGCCCATAGCTGCGGGAAAGATGCCTGTTGTGGCGTGTATGTCTCTTTCAGCCTGAACTGTCTGCTCTATCATGGCCTGCTGAACAGATGGCGCACCGCCCCGCTGTGGGGCTCCTGGCGCTGTTGGATCAGAGTTGTACAGCATGAACGGATGGTTTTGAGTGTTGAATGTTTCTAGCTGATCGGTGTGACCTGCTGCCTGCTTAGTGGTAAGCCAGATGGGATCTTTAGGGGTCAGCGCGGTTGTCTCTACCTTGGCTGATGTTTCATAGTTGTAAATCCGCGCCGGGTCTTTTGCAAAGCGCACCAGGCCTCTTACAAATGTTTGGCCCTCAATCTCTGTTACCTTGCCGAAAAGCGGAATCAAGGGAATGAACTTACCTGCCCACTTTTGAGCCTTAGAGATAAACCCGACTCCGTTCATCTTGCGCATTTCAACCCTGAAGGATTGAACAGATCGCTGACGTTCAATCGTTACACCCTCAAGGGCTAGCTCATCAATAACCGCTTTCTCTTCATCCAGATCGATAACGCGCCCGTCAGACATTAATGCAATCTTTCGGGTGATAGGCTTCTTTACCCAATACTCTGCGACTCTGACTGTGTTGTTATCTCTGTTGAACCAATTCGAACATGATCGAAGGTTTGTAACATTCTGATCAAAGCTGGTTGCTTCTGCGTCCGGGAACTGCTCTTCAAAGTCTTCAAGCTGCATCTCTGTTGTCAGGAACGCCCAATTACCATCACGCTTATCGTATTCCTTGGCAGATGGATCGAACCAGAGCGAGGTAGTTGCTGATGGAATAGGCTTGATCTTAATGTCTTGCTCAAACGAATCATCATCGTTGAACTCGGTGATCACACGCCATCCGCCATAACCGCCAGCTATCTGCTCATCAAATGCCGAGTCGTATGCGTTCGATGCTTTTGACTGCGCCTCAATGTTTCTGATTAGACCGTTGAAGATGTTGGCTCTATCTTCGTCAGCTCCACCCGATACAGGACGCACCTTGATATCAGTACGGTTCTGACGCTGATCACCTGTAACTTGATCCAATGCCCCTGCAATACGGTTGATCGTATACATTGGCCGACCGGCGCGTTTCTCTTTGGCCAGGTCATCCCATTGCCCATCTTCAGTGTGAGCAAAGCGGATATCTTCAACACCTAACTCACGCTGATTCTTCTCATTGTCCTGAACGACGTTAAACCGCTTCAGGGCTAAGTCGTGATCTGTTTTGTCTTTGTCGTCTGCCATGCCGTTACCATTCAGATCCGAAGTTGAGTTTTATTGGCTTCTTACCACTAGGTGGTTCATATACCACGCACATCAGGCCGAATGCATCAGCACCATGCGATGCCCAATCATGTTTCGGGCCCAGTCCGATATTCCTTACCTCGTCTTTCTTTTCGTGATACCAGCCGAGAGCGTCTAATCCGCCAACACACTTTGACTCATTAAACCACATCGACGGGAACAGCCTTCTGACCTCTTCTATGCGTGCTTTGGCTGCGCCTTTGCCTTGGTTCGGAACAACTGTAACTTCGTACCCAGCGCCATTAAACGCGCTCTCATATGATACATCATACACTCGGTCATTAGTTGAGCCGTCATGCGGTAGCCAGATCTGCGTATTCGATGTGGTGTATCCTTGCTCCCTCAGCCATTCAAGATGTGCGCCGAGTGGCTGACCCTGAACCTCGTAATAATTAAGAACCCTGATCTCTCTTCCTACAAACTGAGCAATCCACATCGTGAACGCGTCTGCTTTTGCTCCTGTGCCGCCAATATCAACGAAAGCCCTGTATGTTAACAATGGATCAGCAGAGACTTTACCTAGCCTGCCCTCTGTCCTTGCCTGTGCTAATGATTTAGCGAAATAAGCACCTGATGTAACTGTTGCATATCCACCGTCCCATACATGATCATATTCGTCAGGCTGTGAATTAAGGCAATCAAGGCGCTCTTGCTCAAGCACAGAAGGGAACCAAGGGTTATCACACCAATTAGCCCTGACCACTTCTGAATCTGTCGGCCCCTGCCCTTGCCTCAACAGCATATCAACCGGATCAGTCTTACGACGAGGGTTCCAGCTAAACCACATCTCTGACCCTTCGGCCCTTATGGTTGGCCTTAGTAGCCGAAGCGACACCGTTGATAATGTCTGCGCTTCTTCGATCCAGGCGCGCTTAAATCCTTCGAGGGATTTTATACTTTCCGCCGTATGATCCTGCATGCCTTGGAATATGATCGCGCCATCACCAGGAGTCTGTATCACATCCTTAAATATCTTGAACCCGTCTGCTTCTCCTAGCCTTAGATCAGACAGCTTACCCTCAAGCAATCGCTTTGCTGAGTCCTTGAGAGACTTCTGCACTTCCCGTATACAGACAGACAAAAGCCCCTTTTCACAGAGGCTGTCATCAATAAGCAATTCGCCAAAGAAGTGAGACTTGCCTGATCCCCTGCCACCCCATGCGCCTTTGTATCGGGCTGGCTTCAGTAGGGGAGCAAATACTTTAGCGGTTGGTATTTGAAGGACTGACAATAATTCTCTCCACCCTCGTTACTATGGGTTTACCACCTGGGCCGCTGTGTTCGTGCTTGGTTGCTGAGTTCCAACCCTCCATCTCCGACAGCTGCTTGATGGCTGAGTTCTGGTCATGGAGTTCTAGCTTCGGGCCTGTCTTGGTGATCGTGATCGATTTGATACAAGCAGCTACCTCAGGCGCGATGTCTTCGCTGTTCTTAATCTCCCATACCGTTTGATATACGGGAAGCCCATTGTCGTCCTCCCCTACCTGCGCTACCTTAAATTCAGCCACATCTGTGATAGATACCCTAGCAGACAGTGAAAGCTTCTCTAGCGCCTCCTGACGAGTCATAACAGCGCTGCTTGTGGCCTCTTCGCGCTTTTCTCTAATTGCAGGGGCTATTCTAGGGTCTTTTTCAAGCTTTGTTGCCTCTTTGCTTACTGCTTTGTCGCTCATTCCATCAGCTTTGTAAGAAGCACGGTAGGACTCACTCACACCCATGCCTTGAATCCGGCTATTCTTATAGGCTTCTTGCTTAGATGTTAGCTTTCTACTCATATCAGCGCCTCTTTAAGCCGTGCGATAGGCTAATCGGTTATTTAAATGTTGGCTTGCGTTTCTTGCCTTTCTTTTTCTTCTTCTCTTTCGGAGTATGTCCTGGCATGGTCTTATCCTCAGTCTAATACAGTGATGTTCCGGTAATCGCCTACCACCTTGCTTGTGCTTGAAATATCAGCCTCCCCCTTTACTCTCCACAATCCTGAGATATCAAGATCATCGATCTTTGTTGTGTACTCGAGGTATTCGTTAGCTGCAAAAATCTCATCACCTACTGCTACGGCTACAGTACCGACAACAACACCATCAACTCCAGTTCTGATGATTGCGTTAGGCGGCTGATTTGAACTCGTCTCAGCGTTTGAATTCTTTGGCGTGCCGTTCTTTGGCTGCAGGATAAACGTCAGGCCGATGTTTGTGGATACATCTTGCCTCAT